GTCACCCTCTGCATCTGTCCTGTAAAGCATATTTACAGAAGAAACGGGGTATTGTGGATTGAAGCTGAATAACGCCTCAGAGCTATTGACTCCAGAAATAAGTACAGAAGAAACGGCGTTTGTGTTTACATCGTAAACAAATATGGCATCCCTTCCTGCTGAGTTGTATACAAAGTAAAAAAGCCTGTTCTTTAGCTGGTCGTAATAATGTCCTATGCAAATATTCGTTCCGGTCTGAAGGTTGGCGTTTGTTACAATCCTTGTGCCGAATACGCTTTGGGCAATCTGATTACTACCGTTACCTCTGAATACAATGTTTCTTGCATCGTTATGATGCGTTGATGGCAATATGTCGTTATTGTCATCAAGATTCATTACACCAGAAAAGTTCTTATTTATAGTAGGCATCTATTATCCTTTTACCGCATAGCGTTGTGACTCTCTGCTAAATTGTTCAGAAACTTGAAGCCTAAATGGTTTAATCCTCTTTCTGGCCAGTTTCTTCTGCGTATAATATTCTTTTTGTCTCAGTTGCTTCTCGCTGATGTTTACCATCCTGCTAGAAGGCAAAGACTGGACATCTTTCCACCTCAGCCAAGCAATCAGTGCCTCTTGAGCCTTTAGGTCTATTGCATAATCATCGTCCATCATAGGAGTGCTGATGTATTGCAGAACTACCTTGTCATATGAAAAATACGGGTCAAGAACAATTATGTTGTTAGCCTTGTCGAATTTGCACTCACCTGCTTGAATCAAAGAACTACCAGCACCAAAATAATGCTCATAGCCATTGTCGTCCCACCCTCCCCACCAGTATGGGTATTGGAGGTAGTTGGCATCCTGTCCAATCTCAGACTGAATGTCGTTTAGCCTATTTGGATTGTTGTCGCTATATGTAGTAAGTTCTTCATTTACCCTCAATGTAGCTATTTCTCCAAAAGAGTTGAAAACACCAATCCTAACCCAATCTATAAAGTCTGACGGAATAGTTACCGTTAAGTTACTATTTACGTCAATGAGAGTAGTTTTTGGAGCCCAAGACACATCAAGACCTATATCTGTAAGACCTCTGAATGCAAGAACCCACAGCCTCCTAAAGTCTCTAGAAGACTGCCTGCTTTCGTCAATATACATATTGACACAGTCAGACAGCTTTACGTTTCTCTCTATTTGGTTTACTGCATCCATGTTATGACTTTTCTATTCCGTCTATTATGTTGTCTTGTCTAATATTTTTACGAGGCAGAAGCTTCTGAACGACATCATTGAATACAAGCTCAACAGCGTCTGGAGGTATGTTCAATACGGTACTGTTTGAGTTTTGTACGTTGGTGGCCATTCTTATGTAGATAGAGTCTGTTATATGTGTTATGTCAGTCCTGCACCAAAAGTATATAGTAGCGCCCTCAATCCAGTAAAATGCTGCTTGTGGTGGCATAGGCATAAAAGAGAAGTAATCAACCTCGTTTGGCCTAATATACAAAATAGGCTTAGACTGCCCCTTTCCTCCACCGAAGAATACTCCAGATATGGATGACTCACCAATGCTGCCCATAGGTGGGTGCGGAATCGTAGACTGGTAAAATCCAGTAGAGTCATTCAGCGAAGGAGTGGCTATTGTATACGTGGTAACATACCCATCTGGAACAGACATTATTCCAGTGATGTTGTATTCGTCCATTGCCTGCTTGTTCATAACAGTAGCAATGGCGTCGTTTATATACAAATCAACCTCGTTATTTGTAATTTGGGCATTCTCGTCTGGAATGCCATCGTAGTAAAACCTAAGTATGCGGTCAATAAGCTGTTGTCTGGTTGTGTATGCCATACTATTCTCCTGTGTTTATTACGCTCTGTCCATAAGAAACCAGTGCGTTTTCTTTTATAGACACCCCAAGGATTTTTAAAGCTCTGGCAATCAGCTCGTCAATGTCGTTGTCCATCCACAATGGGCTTACGCTGCCAACTGGATTGTATACAGGTCTTCCACTTCCATCAAGAGTATAGTTCCAAATAACATCAATAGGAAGCTTTAGGTACTTTACGGTGACGGTTGGTATAGTGCTTGGGTATACCGTCCATGAGCCATTTTGTTCCACGTAGAACGCATTTGCCTCATTTATTGGGTCTATTGAATCATTCAGCCTCTCTGAAAGCCTATTCTCCTCCACTCTGTATACCCTGTAGTTATTAGGAGTAACCATAGACAGAAGCTTGTTGAAATCAGCTGGCTTGGTGGCAACTCCAGTCGTTACTGTTCTTACTGAAGATAGCTGAAATGGAGTTAGCCTGCTAACAACATTGTCTGTCATTGCAAGTCCTACTCTTGGTAGCGGTCTGTCATACCTGTATTGCTCAATCCTGCCGACTAAGAAATCGTAATAATTTCTTTGTGCAGCGTTGAAGCTGTACTGAAATTCTGCTGGAGAAAGACTCTCTAGCTGATTCTTTCTAGCAATAAATCTCATTATGCTATAGACATCGTTAACGTTCATCTATGCTAATTTACACAAATATAAGAAATAAAAAAAGACCCCCGTAGAAACAGGGGTCTATAAACCTTAAAACTTACACATGAAACTATACAGAAAGCTGTACTTTCAATATTTTCATAAAGGATTCTCCTTCGTCAGTTGTTGCGAAATCCGCAATGGCGTCAGATGCCTTTTTGTTGGTATTTATGAGTCCAATCAACTGTTTTGAGCCAGACCAGTGTAACTGACCTTTTACTAACTCTGTGGTTATGATGCCCTTATTTAGGGCCTCCTCTATGAAATATAGTGACTTTACCCTAGGGTTGCTGGCAAATAATAGGAAGTTCTCTGGATTCTCAAGGGCTTTTGCCTTGTAGTCCTCGCGGATTGCATCATAATCTCTCTCTTCCCCTGTTGATGGATGAATAAATGGTATTGCTAGGAATTTTGCGTGTGGAATCATCTCCTCTGTAGGTGTGTTACGGGCCATGTCGTAAGCCAAGTCTTTCTTTTTACCAAGTTCCACAACACTTGCGTCATTGTTTGTGAAATCAAGCAGTTTGTATACGTTTTTAACCTGTCTGGCCTTATTAGTATTCTGCTCGCACTGGTTTGAAGAAATAAGGTAATTATACAAAACCTTATTCCAAGCTGGTACTACGAGATGTCCGTTTTCAAAAGTAATTGCGTTTTTCTGATTATTGACAATAGCATCAGCAACTGGTCCATTTACCTCTTGCTCGTCAACATATATTGTAGAGAATCCATCTAAATATCTTATTTGCCTAGGCATTAGATTGGGCTCCTCCTCCGTTCCAGAATTAAAGATTATTGTGTCCCTATTAGGAACCGTAAATCTTGGAGGGAATACGCTAGCGCCTTCGTAATACTTTGGATGCTCTTCGCATAACCTAAAAATAAACACGCTTGGCTGCGTCTTTGTCTTCTTCGCAGGGGGCTTCTTGAAACTTAAGGAGGCCTGCGATTGAGTTGGTGTACTTGCCAACTCTGATGTTAATTTCGCCATAAATTTGTTTTTTAATTAAAAGAACTATTACAAATATAATACTTACAACTATCGTGCCAAAATAAAAAGGGGCAAGAAGAATCCTGCCCCGTCTCTATCAATTAACAATCAAAACCCCTAACAATACTATAAAGTTATATATACATTTTTAATCCACCAAAATATATTGAAATAAAAAACCCCTCCGAAGAGGGGCTCTTTATTATTGTAACTTATTGATTATCAATTACTGACCATCAAAGATTACGTACTGGTTAGCAGCGAACACTCTCACGCCGGGGTAAGACAACATTGTGATTGTCTTGTTGGCAGTGGTAGTTTTGTTCTGAGGAGCAAGCATACCAGTCTCAGTGGTAAGAATCCTCTGACCGTTAACCTCTTGGAAGACGATTTGGAAGCTTGGGAACTGCTTACCAGTCTTAGCATCGCTGTTAATCTTCTGAGGAATCAATACGCCATAGTTACGCTTCTCAGGAGTCAATGCACCCGGATTGATATGGTACACAGCTTCTGGGCTGAACATGTTGTTCAAGAAGAAGTGGAAAGTGTAACCATCAATCATGAAGGAGCTAAATCCGTAAGAAACAGCGGCTTCTTGAGAACCACCAACAGAACCGTAAGAGATTGCACCGTTGTTGTAAGTTCCGAACAACAGGTCATTCATCTCTTGGCGCTGATAGATGTCTTGCAAGAAATGGTACTCACCAGAACCACCGTAGAAGTTCAAAGAACGGGTGATTGAGTGAATTGCTGCAAGGTTCATGCTACCAGTAGTGTACTGGATTGTTGTACCGTTAGCAGCTACCCTTGGAATAACACCAGTTGTACCTACAGTACCGTTAGTCAAGTTGTCTACAGCAACGCCTTCCATGATTTTGAAGAAAGCGTTGTTCATGTAGCGACGGTTCATGTCGTCTTGAGCGAGGTAGTAGTAGTAGAAGTTACCATTACCGAAGTCAACCTCGTTCTTCTCCAAGTCAGCACGGTCAGTGATGGTGAAGTCATCCCTGTGTTCAGTGGTGGTGTTGTAGATTTTGTCAAGGATTGGAGACATGCCGTTCAATACGGTAGACTGCTCACCTACGTTCACTGCACCACGGAGCAACAGGTAATCTGAAGCAAGGAGGTTGGCGGAGCCAGCAGAAACGAAAGCTTGAGTGCTAACGAGTGGGCGGATAACAGCGGTCAAAGGATAAGAGCCAGTAGAAACTGAAACAACTTGTCCTTCAATACCAGAGGTCATAATACGAACAACCTCACCGGGTCTCAAAGGAAGCTGAGAGCTGTAGTAGTTCGGGTCATCAGAGAAGGAAGTACCAGCGGCAGCACCGATTGTAACAGTTACGTTAGCGCCTGCTGATGGAGCAACAACGGCTGTCTTTACAGAAACAGCTTGGTGCAAGCCACGCTTCTCATAATGATAGAACTGGCGGTTGTCAGTGCGAGCTTCAACTACTGAGTTACCGAGAGCCATCTGAACGATAGCGTAGTTCTCAGCACCGTACTTTCTAACGAGGTTTTTCTCGAAGGAACGGTCAAAAATGTTAAGGTCGTTAAGGAGTGACCGATTCGCCGCTTGGGACGAAATCGCACCTTGTGAATAAGTGGGATAAGTATTTGGCATTTTGTTTTATTTTATTGTTGTCTTTGTAAGTGCCCCATGAAGAGTTTGTCAAGCATTGCTCTTTCCTCATCTGCCGCACTTGGTCTGAAAGTTCCAGAAGGCTCTTGTTCCGATTGAATGTTTTTGCTCTGTTTCAGCATCTCTAGTCTGGTCTGATTGACCGCCTGTGAAATAGCTGATGTTAGGATTTTGTCAAAGTTGTCTGCTACGTACAAGTCTCTAACCATCTTGTCGGTTAAGTACTGACCATCTTTGTAGTACCTACCTAATTGATATTCTTCAAGACTTTGTGCTGCTTCACGGTATTGTGAAAGTTCCTGCGCAGGGATGTCAAATTTACCGTTTACAGCTACATTCGCTTTATCGTCTTTCCATTGGAAGGAAAGCGATTTTAGTCGGTTTTCAACACCATCCAAAGACGAAAGAAACCTTGACCTCATCTCTTGAATCTCAGCTTCGTATTGTTCGTCAACTTTGGGGGTATTTTCTACCTCCTGTTTTTTAGACAACTCAGGCAATTTTATGTCCTGAGCTAAACTATCAAAGAACTCCTTCGCTTCTGTCACATCTGACTTTATGCGTTGGGACAATTTCTTTTGTTCTCTTTTTAACTTTGACTCATCGAATGAATACTCGTCAATAGTGTAGCTATCTTGGTATTCAGCCTCTACGTCATCGTCATCAAAGTCTGGGTTGTTTGCTTTTATGTAGGATTTGAGGACCTCTTCGTCACTCATTTCCTTCACTTGTTCAGCAAAATACTTTGCTCCAAGTGCTTCAAACAACTCATCTGTTTTACCCTCTAGCAGCATGTTGTATACTTGCTCAGAGAGTTCGTTTTCAAACTTTGGCAGTTGCTGATTTTCTAAAGCCTCAGTCAACTCTTCCCAAGTAGAAAACTTTCCATCAGTTTTTGTCTTGATGAAATCATCTTCATCAATCACATCATCATCTCCACCAAAGGAAACAGAAGACTGAACAGATTCCTCCTCTTGTACATCTGGTTGTACAGATTCCTGTACTTGTACCTCTTGGATTGGCTGCTCTACTTCTTTCGGCTGCTGAATATTTGGCTTTCCTGTAAGGAGAGACTCGTAGGCACTCTCATTACTTGCTTGCTCTGGAGCTACCGAAGAAACATCTGCTTCTGGTGTTTCATTTAAAGAACTTACTGCTTGTGTTTCTGGCTGAGGGGCTGGTTGAGCCTCTGGCGTTTGCGATTGTGCATACTCCTGCACAATGTCTTTTATTTCCATAATTATTGTTTTTAGGATGAACTTGTCCTCAAACTGCTACAAATATATGTAAAATTCTGATTTCCAAAAAAATAGGGCCAACCGTAGAAACGATTGACCCGTAACCATGAAAACACACGCAAACTATTTCTATTCCATTTCTGGAGATTCTGACTCTTCTGCCTCTTGCTCAACATCAGCCTGCATCATTTGTTCTGCTTCGGCCTGCTGGATTGCTTGTTCTTGAAGCTGAGGCTGGATTGCATTTCCAAGAATCTGGTCTGCAAAAGCCTTAATGTCTTCTGGAAGCGGCTTACCGCTGGATAGGGAGGAGGCATAGATGCTGGAAGCAAACTTAATAAGCTCCACCTCCTTGTCTCCTTCTGACTTGCTTTTGTTGACTGCAATCTTTGCTTGGGCTCCAATCTGCTCAAGTTGAGCATCGCTTTGTGATTTAGCCATAGCTGACTGTTGCTGAATCTGAGCATTCATCTGTGCATTTATCTGAGCCTGCTCCTGTGCCTCCTTCCTTGCCCTCTTCATTGCTCTGGCTAGGTACAGCTCAGCAAGCTTGTTGTCTTCTATATTCCTCACCTTAAATGCTTGTTCGTAGGTAATCATTCCGGAGCTAACGGCGTTATTAAGAAGCTGGTTAAGCTCCATCCTGCTC